CCGTGCTTGTCATTGACGTAGCGGTGCTTCTGGTTCTGCCCCGGATCCAGATAGAACTTGCCGCCGTAGTGGTCCTGGTACCAGCCAGACTGGATGATGTCGCGCGCCTTGACCGCATCACGCAGCGCCAGGTCGTGCGAATAGCTCGAGTACATGAACTGGATTTGCGGTTCATCGGCCCACCACCAGGTTGGCCAGATGACCGAGACCGTCAGCGACTTGGTCTGCCTGGGTGGCACGTTGATGATCAGGTTGCGGATGTCGCCCAGCGTCACGTATGCCAGGTGATCGCAGATGGCATCGATGTGCCAGTTATTCTTGAACTCCCGAGCTTCGACCAGCGACCAGACCTTCGGGACGTAGCGCCTCAGGTCACGACGCAGCCATTCCGCCTCCATCTCCGTGAAGGTTGCCTGCTGCTGCGGCTGCGTCAGTGACATCGTTAAATACGATCAGGACTGCCCTCGACCCCGATCGATCTCCGTGCGCCCTCGCCCGAATCTTCGAATGCTCTGCTGAGTACGTCGGCAATGACGCGCTCCTTGGTCTGGCTCATCGACTTGGCCAGTGCGTCAGCGTAGCGCCGGCCGATCGCACCGTAGACGCCCTTGCCATGGACCTCCTCCTTGGCGATCGTGAAGCCCATGCTGACCGTCTTGTACTCGTAGCCATCGCTCGGCAGTGCCGGCAGCGCAGCGCTCACCGCAGCAGCGACAGCGCCCAGGATGAATGTGCGTCTCTTCACTAGACGACGTCGACCGTCGGGTTGTCGACCTCATCAAGCGCTGTCTCGTCTCGGATTTTGAACGGGACTATGCTCTGCTTGCCGCGGACATCGTCGACATCGATCGGCACATAGCGGCACTCGTAGTCACCCGGCGTCAGGTCAGGCGGCATCTCCCGCTCAAACGTGCCAGTCGGCACCAGGTCCGTGAGTACGGTGAACGGGCCACCGGCAACCGCGATCGCTATCTCGCAGCCCTTGTAGTCGTCCGGGTCAACCGGCAGGCCGCTCTGTCGCTTCGTTGGTACTCCCCATCTCGCTGTCGCTGTCGTCATCGCTCTCTCCAATCTCTACTCTCGCATTCTCAACTGGCCCCAGCGGATCCTGCTTGCAGAACCATCCGAACTTGCGGCACAGCCAAGCTCGGATCCGCTCCCATAATCTCATGAACAGTCAGCGACCACCACTGGCGGCCGGACGTTGCCAAACCATTCCACCAGATCGTTCGGCACCACGTACCTGCCATTCACGACCTGCGTTGGATCGCACGCAGTGCCGCCGGGCACCGTGCCGACACCCAGGAACTTGAAGTGATCATCTTCCTTGAGCACATCCCAGACCAGCAGGTTCTGCACAGTCAGCATGGTCGGCGGCATCGGTACCAGCGGCGGTATGAGCTTGGTGGCCTCGTTGGAGAAGTCGCTTTCCTCCACTGGATCCGCGCTATTGAATGCCGTTATTACGAAGAAGTACGTTGTGCCCTCGGCGAGGCCTGGCACCGTGAATGTCGTCACCGTCGGGTTGTTGATCGTGATGCTGACGTCGCCATACGGTCCACCCTGCACCAGGCCGGCGTAGATCTTGAAGCCGGCCAGGTCAGTCAGCGCCGTGCCGTCAGTGTTCTGCGTCGGCGCCACCCAGCTGAGCATTGCCTCGCCGGCATGCGTAATTTGAGAGAACAGCAGTACCGCTAAAGCGGCTAAAGTTGCTAATCGTTTCATGTGACATCTCCAGCAAGAATAAGCGCCGACTCTGCGATCGTGACCTCACGATAGCACCGCTCGAAGGTTTCCTTCGGCGACCAGGAAACGTAGCCATCCTCGTACACGACCTTGTAACCGTCATCAGGTGTCTCGCCATCAAAGACGACTGACTTCTTCTGCGGCTCGGCCTGCACGACCTTCGTGCCGATGTATGCCTTCATTCGTATTCTCCATAGACGGCCTCGAGGACCGCTCCGACTCGCTCTTTGGTACACGGGATGCTGACCAACAGGCCGCGGGCATCCTCCGATAGCTCGATGAAGATCATCGTCTTTTCGACGCGCTCAGCGCCCCACTTCTCGACCAGGTCTTCAAGTTCGGCTGGCGTGCTCATCAGAGCCAGGGCCACAGCCAGTAGGTGATGATGGTCACGGGAATCATGATGATCACCATGCCCATGAAGTTGGTGATGAACTGGTCGTAATTGCGAGTGGCCAGCTTGACGCGCTTGACGCGCTGCTTCGAGTACATCCCGCGGTAGTCGGTCCAGCCGAACGCATAGCGCTCGTGCGCTCGATACTTCATGTCGAGGAGGTCGTCAGCGAAAACCGATGTGGCTGCCATGTCATCCACCTCCATTTTGCATTGCGAAACCACCATGAGCGCCACGCTTCCGCGGCACTTCTGGGGCTTTGACTGGGCGAATCGTATAGCTGATACCGGGTTCATAAGCCATGAAAGTGATCTCGTCATCCGGACGTAATATCTCGGTTGCCAGCGTCTGATCAGCTAACCGACAACCAGGCACACCTCTATCGAGATGCGGCACTAGCTCGACCTCCTCTTTGCTGATGTTCTTGATCGTGATCATGATGGCTTGCAGTCTATCGCCTTGGACGAGCGCAGCAGTTGCTCGAATTGATGGCGCAGCTGATCTGTCAGTGCCTCGGTATTGTAGAGCGGGTTGCCGTTGATGCACACCTTCATCGTCGTCGCCAGCACCAGCACGAGGATCGACCAGGAGAACACATCATCCGAGTCCATGGTCTCGGCATGCTTGAGATGTTCCTCCTGCATGCGCTCGATCACCATCGAGCACAGCGGATAGACATCGTCTTTGCCGTTGCCATGGTCCTTCAGGATCTCGAAGAACGCGAAGCCGGCATCAAGATAGCCCTGCAGCGCTTCAGGCGGCATATCGCCCGCCCGGATGAAGTCAGCCTGGTCCAGCTTCACAGCTGGCGCCTGGAGCGATCAAGCATGGATCTCATCCACCAGCTTTTGAGCCGCTCGCGATCCTCGGTTGTCGGTGGCTCAGTGGGAGACAGGTCATCGAGGATGATGACCTCAGGCGCCCTCGAGGTAGACGACCTGCTTGGCAGGCACTCCCCCGTTGAGCTTTTCAATAACGTGGATCTCGTCGTCCGGGATCTCTTCATCGATGACAATAGCGTACCCTCCGAGTCTTCTGCTCAGTTCACTAAGCGCAGCGCGATGCTGATCGTTTCCTCGTACTTCCATCGTATCCTGTGGTCCGATTCACGCTTTCCGGCTCCTACCGCTGCCTACCTGTAACCCACCTGCATCTATTTTACCCAAGTAATGCCCGACACAGCAACCTATGAACAGTCCGATCATATTTCCCCAGGTGACCAGGTCGAAGAGGTCGACGGCGATACGGCCCAGTAGCAGGTAGATCAGGATGTAGTAGACGACGACGACCTTGAGCCAGTTCACTGCACTATGTTCCCACCTTCGACGAGCGGGTTCTGGTCAGCGCAGCCCGTGCTATGCAGCTGTCCATAGGTAGCACCGCAGCAGCTGCAGGTCTTCGGCAGGCCATCGCATCCTATACTCAGCGAATGATTCCCATCACAATCAGGGCAGTACGGCGCCTTCATGAGGCCGCTGTGATCAAGTTCTGGAGTCTTGGTACCCACGAGTCCCGTAGAATTGCACGCCAGAGGTCGCTTTTGAGGCATTTCTTCCCGGTTTATGGTGATTGGCAGGGAATGGTGCTGGTTGACGCTCAGTCCCACCCAGTCGTCTGGGACCACTACGTCCTCCCCTTCGACGATCACAGCGACCTCGACACCACGGGTATGCCTGATGTCGATCGTGCCGTCGTCGACGTATACCAGGACCTTGGGAGTCATCGCACTATCGAGGAATCTTGAAGCGCATCAGGTGGTACAAATCAGCGCCGTCGCCTTCTCGAACGTCAATCTCCACAGCATCGATCACACGACGTCTGAAATCGAATAGCCGGCGAGACGTTACCCATCGATACTGCTCGTGCACATCAATGCAGACCTGCTCGAGCGACTCCTCGCTCAGATCATACGGGATGGTCGCACCCTCAGCCTTGATCGGCGCCAGCCCGAAGCCCTCCGTGGATACTGGGTGCGCGGCACTATACAGCGACACGCCGTCATCAGGGATGACTCGCTCGCTCACTACCGCGGCGGTGGCTACGCCGGCCAGGCGCTTAAGGAATCCTCGTCTCTTCATGTCGTGACCTCGTCTGGACTTGAACGACCGTTCAGTTCTCGTTCGCGTTTCGTTCAGCTTTCGTTCGATCCCTCGCCCTTGCTGATCTGCTCCTCAAGGTACCGATGGCGCTCAGTCACTGGCTTCGGAGGCGGTGGCTTCTTCGGCGCTGGCTTCTTCGGCGGTGGCTTGGGAGCCGGAGCTTCGCCGAACTCCTCAGCACGGCGCTTACGTCGCGCCTCGCGACTCGTTGCTACCTTGCACGAGATGCTCTTCGGATCCTCACGGCAGATCTCTTTGGCTGACCGTGAAGAGGGCACTACTGCTCCCTCTCCACGGCTTCATCCGTGTCCTTGCCTCGGTCTCGTAGCGTAGTGTACGTGGACCGACCAGGCTCGCCGATAGTCTTCGGTGGTGGCTTCGGTGCTGTTGATTTCGTTACCGGGGTGTCGCGAGCGTTCTCGCTGGCGTCTTTGCCTTCCTGGACGCGACGTTCAATCTCGCGGCGCCTGGTTTCCTCATCGGCAGGACCCGCTTTCGGGCGCTGCGCGCTTGGAGGTTTAGGCTTCGGTGTTGACAGTGGAGCACCGTGAGCAACGACTGGTTTCTCCGCCGGCTTGTCAGGCCTGCCTGCATTCGCCCTACGATCTGCCCTACGATCGGCCATTACTTCTGCGATGGGAACGAACGTACCTTGCCATAGGCAGGATCCGTGTAGCCGCCGCTCTCCGCTTTGCCAACCCGTTCGCGACGTAGTTCAGCAGAGGAGCCTTCATCGGCCGCTCGTGTCGCTTTCGGTGGATCGTAGTCTGGGAAGTATGGATAGTCACCCATCTCCCGAAGGCCGAACCCTACGTCGGGCAACTCGTGCGCGTGCAGGTCCGGATCATTCTTCTCTTCAGGCGTCTCGTGAAGCTGCCCTGGTTTCAATCGCTCGTCCATTGTGGCCCTCCAACAATGGTGTGCTAAAAAAAAGCCTCTGGATGCTCCCTTGGATTCCCCCCGGCTCCTACCCCGAGGTTCAATGAAGTACAGGCAGGCTTCGCGTTCTGAATACTATCACCCTCGAGCGGCGTGTGTCTTGGCTGCCGGGTTGCCGCTGGGTGTCACGCAGATCTCGCCAGGTTTCGCTCCGCACTTCGAGCACGAATTATCCATGGCTGGATCCACGGCTGCAGTGGCGCCGCCTCCGTTTGATGCTGGTGCCACGCGCTGTCTGTTGCGCGCTATGCCGGCAGCATTTCCCTGCCTGCGTTTGAGATCTTTCCTGCGGCCCATAGCTGTCTCCTAAGCTGGGATTTTGTCGATGATTTTCTCGGCTATTTTCTCGACGGGATCGGAGAGGTTGCCGATGATGATGCCGGCGGCCATGCCTCCGAAGAATAATGTCGTGGCGCCAGGCCACACGAAAAACAGCACGATGGCAACGATGCCGGCGAGTATCGCTTGCTTGCCCATCTTCTTGAGAAAGTCCATAACGTGCCCTCCTCTCAGTGATCGAAGAGCGCGCCCAACGCATAGAGACATGTGTTCCAGGTGGGCCAACGCGCCATTGGTCTTACCGTAGCCCCGTGCAGTTTGTTGTCTCGGGCCGAACGCACTCACGCAGTACCGGGCACTGCGTCAACACGCTACACCCGAGCAGCTACTCGCCTGGCTTGCTTCTCGTCCCTGCCTGTCTTGTCAGCAGCCAGCAATGCATCGCGATCAGATTCCGCGGCTGCCACTGCCTCGGCCGCAGCCTCTTCATCCCAGCCGATCGTCTTGCAGAATTCGGCCAGCAACTTCTCTTCGTATTTTTTCTGGAGTTTCTCGAGCGCCTTGGCGGTGCGGTCTTTGAATTTTTGATCCCACTTGACTAGCCTCCCGCCACCGCTGCGCAGCCCGCCAGTAATGTGCAGGCCCACACTGAAGTGACCGCAGTCTCTACTTGCGCCCACGTTTCTTCATCGCTTTGGATAGCCGCCCAGAACGGGAATCGGCCTTGTTGAAATCTTTGGCTACTGCCTGGGAGACGCCAGCCTTACGCGCCTTCTCCGGATTGTTCGCCATCATCGCCATGTACCTGGCTTGCTTGTTCGACCTGCTCGGCATCACGGTACCCTCCGTGCGTTTGCCGGAGTCTAGCAACTTCGTTATAGAATCGCGACTCTATTTCCAACGTCTCCGCCAGGGCGAACATGTCGTGCCTACTCGGTTGGTTCATGTGGCATCCTCAACTTTGACTGCGGCACAAAATAGGCCGACTGATCATTGGGGCGATCTCTCCAAAATTCATCTAGCTTGCCACGGCCTGCCAAAATATGGCCGCGGATATCGTAGATCCCGTTCAGCCCTGTCACCAGCCAGAAGGTTTTATCGTCGTCATCTTCCGGGTGTAAGAGCAAGTGGCCATTCGCATACTGCGTCGTGCGAACCTGGAAGTCCTCGACATCAGGCCCACGGAATCCACCCTTGCCGCTCCAGTAGACGCCCAGGTATTTTGCTAAAGCCTTCTCACCGAGGCAGCCATCGATATGTTTCTGCCAATCCTTGTCAGTGCCGGCGCCGTAATACGGCTTCCGGTTTTTCTTCAAATTCTCGACTTGCCTGCAGATACCTGCGAATGCTCCCTGCAGGGTTTCGGCAAACGTCAACTCAACGCGAGTCGTCGCCGGCATTAGTTCGGATCCTTTGCCCAAGCTGGGTAATCTGGTTTCCTGTAATCGCTTATCGATTCTGTGCCGGTGCACTGCGGATACATTGAGCAGCCGTAGAACTCGTCTCCGGTCATTCGGTTCCTGCGCTTCACCATATCCTCACCGCACTCCGGACACTCGGGTTCATAGTCGGCCATGGCCAGCCAGGATCCTGATCTCGCATGCTCGGCGGCGCAGCCTGCTGTTGCTGTGGTGCCGCACGACAGGCGTATAGATCGAATATCCAATCGGCACGCGAGCCTGGCTGTCGCCATAATGAGCGCTCCACAATGCGTACCGCACTGGATCCTGGACGTAGAGATAAGCCTGCGGCATCGGGTATGCGTACCAGAATAGATCGTCATCGGCCTCGGCATTCGGCATCAAGGCCGCCCACACCAGGATTGCGAGAGCAACCAACTTTGGTGGAGAGAGAGGGAGTCGAACCCCCACGGATGAACCGACCACGGATTTACAGTCCGGTGCACTTCCTATTGCGCGTCCTCTCCTTAAATTCTTCATCACGTTACTGCTCCTGTTTGGTTATCAATCGTTGCTGGCTTACTTTGATCAGGCAGCTGCGCTGCGTGCTTCTTCAAGTCTCCCATCCACTGCTCGAGAATATCGTCTGGCACCTGGGACAGATCCACCCGGTAGGTCTTGGTGATGCGCTGCTCGAGGATCAGTTTCTCGTTGAACATGCCGAGGTGCTGGCCCATGTCGCGGAGCGACTGGCGCTTATCGTGGAATGAGTACTGGTAATCGAAATCGTAGCCGCCATCGACGATCACTTTGACGCGGTCCCAGTTGGCGACGGCTTTCGCCTGGTCGTCAGTGAGATCTAACGGCGACTTGCCGATCACCATATCGACGTCGCGGTACCGGACCACCCGTATGTAATCCTTCGGATTGACAAAGCCCATCGCGGCAAGCTCGTCGACGACGCGATCGACGGTCACATCGAAATTGCGCTGGATGACTTCGGCCTTCGCCTCTCGGAGATGCGCGATGTATGGCGCCAGCTGTTTCGCCAGCGTCGGTATTTTCTTCCGGACGGTGGTCTCGGAATAACCTGCCTTGCGGCCGGCTTCGACAAGGCTCAATCCTTCGATGACGATCGCCAGGCACAGAGCATCCTGTTGCCTGGTCTTCGGCCAGCCACGGCCATTGTGTCGATCGATCTCAATCATCGATACCGAATCCAAATACCTTGGAGACGCGGTTGTAGTCGCCTGGGAACTCGTGCCAGATCATCAGGGAGTCATCCTCGCTGACGGGCTTGATCTCGATTCTGTTCGCACCCTCAATCTCCAGTCCTATGGCCTCGAGCACTTTGCCGGCAGCCTCTAACCTGGTCCAGCCTGGCAGCCGCGCCTTGTGGCTGGGCACCAGGATCTCAACAGTAGCGTTCACGCTAGTGACAATCATGCCACGGATCACATCCAAATTTCACCCCCCAGTCCCTTGACTGATGTACTAAGCTGTAGTAATGTCAGTTCCAAGGGTAGCAAATCAGATTATACAGGAGTCCAATCATGGCAAAAACGACACGGATCACACCGAAGCTAATCAAAGCTTCCGATGACCTGGGAGTAGTTCTCGCAGAGATCGCCGCACTTCAAGAGCAGAAAGGCGACCTGCAAAAAGTCCTCATCGACTCAGGTTTCAGCGAGATCGATGGCGAATTGTTCCGCTCCACCGTCAGCCACAGCATCCGCAAGCAGGTTGCATGGAAGGCCATCGCCACAAAGCTCGGCGCCTCGAATCAGCAGATCGCCGCCAACACCAGCAAGATCAACATCGACACCGTTCGCGTCGTAGCGAGGAAGGCATCGTGAGAGAGTTCATAGCCTGGATCGAGATCGGCAGAACCAGCGCGCTGTACACGCTGCACCGCAAGCTCGTCGACCGACCAGAGTTCCCCGGCGTGAAAATATACACCTACGTTCGCAATCTCGGACGTACCTGGGAGACCGCTTGCAAAAATGCAGACAAGTGGCTCGACCAAAATCCCTGCGATCACATCAAGCAATACGACATCTCCGACGAGGGCGGCACCCTTCGCAAGCCTGGCGTCTATGAAGACGACTATCTGTGGTTCGGCAAGCACGAGGGCAAAGCGATCGCCGACCTACTCGAGGATGAAAAGGGCCGCGAGTACCTGCTCTACATCCGCGACAATTTCACATCGACCAAGCCGCGCATGAAGTCACTGCTCACCGCGCTCGAAGATCTGAACCTCGGTAAGTCAAAGGCTGAGATCAGGCTCGAGGAACGCAAGAAACGCGATGCCGAACTGGAGGCGCTGCTCCGACCGATCCCGCATGACCTGGCCGAGGGCCGTCACACTTTTACCGGCGAGATTCTGGGCCACAGATCAGAGCCAGATGGCTTCGGCGGCTCGGTCACTAAAATAATTTTCTTGGATGACCGCGGTTTCAAATTGTGGGGCACTTGCCCGTCTGCTTTCTGGCAGGTTGAAGGCAAAAACGAAGACAACGAACACACGATCCTGAGCTACCGCGACGAGATTAGAGGTCTGCGGGTTCAGTTCGATGCAACGCTGCAGATCAGCGATCGAGACGACAAGTTCGGGTTCACTAAGCGACCAACCAAAGCAATCGTATTGGCAGAATCAACCGAGGGCAAATCATGAGAGATTACATCGCAAAGTTCAACGGCAAGATCCTGGTCACCTTCACCGCGTACAGCAAGCAGCTGGCACACGCAGCCGCCCATCGGTACGCACGCGACAACGTCCTGCACCTGGACACCGTCAAGGCAGCAGCATGAACCTATCCGCTGACCTGTACCGAATCGCTGAACTCGCGCACAAAGGCGTCGACGATGATTACATCCGAGACGAGTGCGACGAGGTCGCGGTTCGGTACACGGATAAGTGCCTGACCGGCGCTGACGTCTACCGCATAACCGAGCGAGTTTACGCCGAAAACTTCGAGAGCAGATGAACTGATGCGTATCCAAATCAAACCCAAGTATGGCCAGGATGCAATTGATCGCTGCTTAGATATTGGCACCTACATCACCGAGAACAAGGCCGCCATGGTCCTCGAATGTACGCCAGAGCAATTGGCCGAATTGAAATCAGACGCCGGGCACTACGCTCACCCAGGAAATTACAACTGGGAGGAATATCGCGGGCTGATCTTGTCTGCCAGGGCATCACTCAAAATGATACAGGAACAGGTGAACTGATGAATGCTGAGACCAGAAAGAATCTCGACGCCGAGATCCAGGAAGCCGCCGACAAGGCGATCGACTCCCTGGCCAGGTACAAGTTCGCGATGTTCGGCTACTGGGCGGGCATCTGGGTACACCTCAACCGCATCGATGGTGGCAAGCGACCGAGTCCGTTTCGTGACCTGGTCAAGGCCGCTCGAGCAATAAGGGAAGACGCCATGACACCGACACAGAAACGCCAGTCGTTCCTGACGACGAACATCATCAAGCAGCTGAAGTGGATCGAGGGCTGCGAAGAAAACGGTAAGTCGTATACCGGCCCAAACGGTCCTGCAATTCGAGAAGCAGATACCGCTCAACTCGTTGAGTGGGAGAAGGAACTCCAAGATCTGAGGGAAGCCGCATGATCGAGCAAGCCGTCTCGTGCACTCTCTGCCAGGAAACAATCCCGGCCGGTACGCCGGCCGCGGACCTGGCGGAGTACACGAATTACACCGACGACCTGCTCGTTGATTCTGTTGACCTGGCCCACCGCAATTGCGCCATCGACTCAAGTGATCGGCGCTGGAGCTACGACAAATGAAGACCATGCCTGACATCGGAACACGTGTTCGATTCACTCGCGAAGACAGACCAGAGAACACGGTCACCGGGAAGGTGATCACTCACTACCCGAGCGAATCATTCTACGTCGACGGCAAGAAAGTGACGACTCACGACGCCGTGGAGATCCAGGTCGACTCGATCCCCGACTGGTGGCCGTACGACGAGTGCGACACCTTCTGCCCAGGCATCGACGAGCTTGAGGAACTGACTTGAAAACCGCACTGGATCTCAAACGAGAATCGCTGGCGGATGCTGAAGGTTTCGTCAAAGACATCCAGGGCAATACCGGTGGATCCTATACCTGCGTGTGGCCTTGGGACCTGGAAGACTTACGCAACGCCAGGCGCTACGTGAGAATCCTGAAGCGAGACATCAGAAAATTGGAAACCGCACAACAACCCGCGAGGAACTGACATGGCCTACATGAGCCAGGACCGCAAGAAAGAATTATCGATCGGCATCAAGGCCGCGCTGAAAAAGTACAGCGTCAAAGCCTCGATCGCTGTCGACCATCACTCCACCCTGGTCGTGAACATCCGCTCCAGCGCGATCGACTTCGCGTCGGATCGCGTCCTTAAGCCTACGCAATTAGGCCGCTCCGAGTGGACTGGCCACGAGCAGGTCAATCCGTACTGGATCAAGGATCACTGGGCCGACAAGGCGCTCGAGTTCCTCACCGAACTCCAGGCAGCGATGAACGTCGGCAATCACAACAACAGCGACATCATGAGCGACTACCACGACGTCGGCTGGTACGTGAATATCAACATCGGCCAGTGGGACAAACCGTATCAACTGGAGGAAGCAGCATGAGCACCTACAAAATCGTTCGATTCTTTCAGAACCATCCGAAGGAAATCATCGACACCGGCTTGACTCTCGAGCAGGTCCAGAAGCACTGCTCTGACCCAGAGTCGTCATCCAAAAAATGCACCAGCATCGACGGCAAGGCGCGCACCGCAGATTGCGGAGACTGGTTCGACGGCTGGTACAAGGAATGACCGTGGGTAAGCAACGCGAAAGCTTCACGACCGAAGAGGTGGCCGATGTTTTTTGGTACTACCTCAAACGAGATCCTGATCACAAAGACAGGCGCCTGACTGCCTGGGGATCGAAAACTAAACTAGGCCTCGCCGAAACAATTAAGCGGCTTGGCAAGGGACTGGGAGATTAGATATGTACAAGAGTGAAATCCTCAGCCGCTGGTCACACCCGAGCGACTACGGCGGGCACAGTCCGGACGGCGATTACATGATGTGCGGCCAGTCGCGTGATTCAGACGCGCTCGAGCGCTCCAATTACAAACGCATCTTCGAAGACCTGGTGAAGAAAGCTGTCGAGCTTGGCCAGGATGATGGCATCGAGACCGACTATGACGAGGATCCGAAGCAGTACGTCTACGATTTCCGCGCCAACCACTGGGCCGTCGGCTGGGTGGACCAGGTCATCGTCAAGGCCTCGGCGCCGGAGGATCTGATCCGCTACTGCGAAGAGATCTACGAGGCGATCGAGAACTACCCGGTGTACGACGAGGAGCACTTCAGCGAACTGGAATTCGAGGAATCCAACACCTACTGGGCCGGAATGTCGGTGCGCGAGCGCTGCGACATAATCAAAAAGCATGCTCCAGAGACCTCGATCTTCGCCGGCCGGCGTGACTACGTCCCGGACAACAATGGCGGCCTGGATGACTATCTCCGCAGTTGAGACCGCATCTATTGACTTGATGTAGTATTGCTGTAATGTTCACTCAAGGGTAACAAATCGAGCGCTCCAACGGACTGGAGTAATCAGAGCCAGCGGCTGACCAAGCTCAACTAAATTTCCGCTGGTATAAAACAGGCAGGGCATTATGAGCACAGACTTCACCGTACTGAACGCAGGCAGCATCTTCATCCTGAATCCGATCACCGAGGCAGCCGATGCCTGGGTGGAAGAGAAAGTCGGGATCAACGACGAGACCCAGTTCTGGGGGCCGAAAGGCATCGTCATCGAACACCGCTACATCCAACCGATCATCGAAGGGATCCTGGAAGACGGTCTCGGCCTGGAGGTCGCATCGTGAAAACAGTCCAAGAGAAACTCGACCTCTGCAAGATCGTCGGCAAAACTCTGGCCTTCCCTGAAGTCACGCTCTTCGCTGATCTGTTCTCAGTGATCCCTGACCTCACCGAAAGCAAGATCGTCAGCTACCAGACCCCCGAAGGCAAGACCAGCACCAACGGCACGCGCACCTGGATCTGGGGCAGCATCGGCGGCAAGCACCGGAGCTTCCACGTACAGCCGACCGATGACGTTATGCGCTACATCACGGACACCGACGTCGTCGGCGGCTCCAAGTATTTCCAGATCACCGACCGCGGCGACAACGTGTCGCTCGTGACCGTTGTCTGGGACCAGATCATCGCCAGCCGCTGGCTCGCGTTCATCGATACCGATTCAATACCGGAGGCCAAGGAATGAACACCTACCGACTCGACATCAGGAATGACGACAAATGGGTTTATGCTTTCGAGCACGGAGATCTTGAGCTTGTCCAGACCTGTCGCGACCGTCGCCCAGCCGAGCCTGGCGATACCGGTCACCGCATTTACAAATCTGACCGCAAGCGCCTGAAGAAAAGTTGCGAGCTTGCCGGCGCTCCGAAGCCTTGCCGCAAGCAGTCGCCAGGTAGCAGGCATGTCCGAGATCTCGCGAAGGATGCGGCCGAGCACATCATCAAGACCGAGCAGAAAACCATCCACGTGTACCCGCTCGGCAAGACCGGCAGCAACGTCTCGAATCAATTCCGCAAGCACCTGTTCGGCCAACTCACCGGCCGCGTTTCCCAATGGTGGACCGACGTCGACCGCGTGAAATCGGAAGAGATTGCCGTGCAGGCATTCGGCTACACCATCATCGAAATCGATCCGGAGGTCTACTCATGAAATATCGCGTCCAAGTAAACACGTATGGCGATCCCGAGGATTCGTGGACTGGCAACAACATCACTCACGCCTCCAGCGCGCAAGCAAAAATCGCCGCAGAGGATTTAGCCGGCCGCTGGACTGCGGTCAAATTCTGGCGCGTCATCGATCAGAACGACAAAGTCGTCGCCTCAAATATCGATCCGGAGATCTGCTCATGATCAGCGTACACACAATCAAACGGCGCGACGATGCGATCGCGCTCCTCAAACAAATGAAGATCGACCGACCGGTTCTCTCATGCGTGCCCATATTCGCGGACGTACTTTTGAATAACGAGAAGCTCGGCCACATTGTTTCCAATGGCTACAGTCAAGAGACCTGGTCTTTCTACCCGGCCGATCAAAATCGGAAGCCCCGCCCCGACAAAGCATTCGGAGACGTATTGCCGAAATGGGTTAGCGATGATGCCTACCTCGGCGTCTTCGAAAACTCTGCCGAGATGACCGAGAAACGCGAGGCCAAAAAGAAGGTGGAGTACCGCGAAAATCTTCTCAAGGATCCAGCGTACAAGGCGATCGACTCCGACGGCTTCCCGTGCAACCCGATCCCGTTTGCCAACAGCCTGGCTGATCACGTTCGTGAGTTCGGCACCGACTCCATCAAGACAGACGACGCCAAGAAAATCCTCTGGATCCTGATGGGGCAGGCCTACGGCCAGCTGGCCACGATCGACCTTAGCGACGAGTGGGACCGGCTCACCAAGCGTGGGGGTACGAATCATGGCAAGTAACGAAGGTTTGGTAGAGAAAACAATCGCCAACATGGACGAGATGATCAACGCCGACAAGGCGCATCGAGACTTGAAAGAAGGTCGCTGGCCAGGCATGAAGGAAGCAGAAAAGCAGCGACTGTATATCAAGGCATCGATGGCCAGGTGCCGGCGATGCGGTGACTTCGCGCCGGCTTTCCCGGTGGCTGCACCGCTGGCCATCCTCTGCGATCACTGCGAGAAGGTATTCAAGGCCATGGACGGCTGCATGTGGTTCGCTGACATGGTGGCCGCGATCTCCCAGAAGAGGAAGAAAAAATGAACAGGAAACCGCTCTGCGAGCCGATGTCGATCACTCACGCCTTCACTGCGATGCAAGTGAAAAGCGATGCCCAGAAGATCCGCCACAACAGTAGCGACGATCACGGCCTGAAGGCTCAAGGCTATCGCTATCTCATGGCCGACAATGACGTCATGCATCCGGAGGATGGCTGGATCTCTCAGCCTGGCAAAACTCGAACCATTGGCGACTGGCACTGCAGGTACGCGAAGCCGTGCCAGGAAATCATCGACGTCTGCCTGCCGCTCTGCCTCGAGGGTGCCATCGGTTCTTTCGATATTAAACGCTGGCGAGATCCGGAGCGCATCGTGCTGTTGTTCACTGACTCAACGATGATCGCGACCTACTTTGTCTGCATTCTTACCGCCGAGACGCTGTTCCAGAAAATCGTATTGGCCGGCGTCGAGTTCGATCATCACGAGAGCGACCTGTATATCAAAAACACTATCGAAGCTCGCAAGATCCTCGAGGAGTTCCCGCTGAATAAGAAAAACGCGACAGGATTTCGCAGCGAGATCGAGCCACACGACATGTGGCTAGATGTGCCGTTCGCCTACGAGTATTGGTGGATCAAGAGGCGAGTGCAATGAGTAGGGATACGCCGTTCACGGTGAAGGAATTGATCGAGAGACTACAAACGATGGACCAGGCCGCCACGGTTGAATTCGAGGTTCCGAAACGCTTGCCAGCGGATAGAGGAACGATGGAAGGTGCTCGGGTATTTGTGACTGAGATCGAAGAGGTCTGGTACAACAGCCCAGAGAATAAGTGGGTGCTGCTGACATGATTGAATTCTTCGACACCTACGTCCGCACCGAGAAGGGATTCGTTGCCGTTAAAGACGACCTGGTCGCGATCTGCGACAAGCGCGGCTTGATGGAAGACACCTACCAGGCCTGCATCTATCGCAACCGGCAGACACACACCAGAGCGATCTACTACATCGGCGGCGGTACGCGCCGCTGGGTTCGCGAGCACACCGTTGAAGCAATGAAGGGACTCCATGGCAAACGCATTCGTAAATGACTGTCGCAACATGTTCGGCTCGCTCGATTCCGTGTGCCGCGGCCGGCTGGAAGCGGTCCTCGATAACCCGACCGAAGAGACCTGGGACGAGGCCTACTCGCTGATCGTCGGCAAGGATGGCTTCACGACTTTATGGCAGGCCTGGGTGCAAGTGGATCCGGACGCGCCACGGTTCGGACCATCCGAAGACTTCGCCGGCAAGCGCATCCACGGATGGGCGAGTGTCCCTGATCAGCTGACGCTGTACCGCGCACTGCGAGAGGTAACGCAATGATGGATCTGAGTAAATGCAAATGCCAGGAAGCTAACCTGATGGGCATCGTCATCAACGGCGAGCCGGTACCGTGCGGGCAGCCAGGCGCCAAGGTCGTATTCCATCAGCACGACGGTCGGAATGTCTACGTGATGTGCGCGCCATGCGCGGACCACAACATCAAAAACCGCCGCGGCATAGAACTCGTCCCGGCTTAGGAAGTCGGCGGCCCGGTCTGTTGCTTTGAGGGTAACAAATCAAGCAGGAGCACTGCTGCAGATCCGGGGTCTCCGACACGGAGACAGGATCTTGGGCGATACTCGGGCCGCCTAATTCAATATACCAATTCCTGCAGTCCGACGACAACCTTTCCGCCCTTAATTATTTCCTCATGCATCATGGTCACGTGGCCCTTGATCTGGCTATCGTTCAAAAATACGCAGGCGTGTTCGAGTGCGTCGATGAGCGGCTTGTAGTGATTATCAAGATCTCTCTGTCTCCGATCGGGCGCGTAGAAATCCATGCTCATTACCAGCGGTTCGCGGTAGCCCTTGTTCAGGCGATTGCGTAGCACGTACTCCTGGACGTCGGCACGATACTGGTGCCCCTTGTCGCCAACTCGTTTCATCGTGCGCGTGTTTTGCCTGAGCCATACGTGCAGATCCGTAGCGCCCCATGCTCGGATACGTTCCATCACCTTGGCCGCGGACGGCGGCATCGCGTACTCCATGAAATAGCTGTTGATCGACGGCGGCCAGGGCAGGTCCAGGCTTATCGGTTCGAACGTCGTGCCGAGATCAAGCGATGGTTGTTTTGCTCTATCCATAATTTCGCGCTCCGGATTACGTCGTAGCCAAGCTGCCCACTTACGTCTGTCAGATGGTCGATCTGTGACCCGAACGTGCGCTCCCATTCATCCACCCAGCCAGTGATACCCATGCCGGAATCGATGCCAAACTGACCGATGTGATAGTTCGCATGCAGCGGGATCTGCAGGTACGGGCAGGCCTTTTGCGCGATCCCCGGATTCAGGAAGACCTCTTTCATAGACCCGCCGTGACAGTGGTGCAGGGTGACGGGCGTTCGATGACTGACGACGCATTTCAATTGCCTCAGGTTTTTCTCATGCCGGCTAACGGGTACGAGTTTCGGTTCATTCATTCACGCTCCGCCAGTCCGCGTATGGCTCTCGAATCTGTTCATGGAAAATCCTCGCCGCTTCCGGGTTGGTGTCGAGTTCTGCTCGCGACTCGATGTTACACCTCCAGCGCAGCCACCTGGCGACTCGATCTTCCTGTGCCCACCAGTGGATCGTTTGTGCTTGCTCATTCACCGGCTCGCGCTCTTCCAGGTAAAGGATGAACATCTTGTTCATGCACAGCAGGTAGCAATACTGGCTGAGCTTCTGAGTGGCGCGTGCATGCGCGTCCTCGACCAGGGCGCGCTTGCGCTGATCGATCGCTGAGTCATCGTCATCAAGCTCGACAAACGCGGCCGAGTACATGTCACCAGGTGTGTCGCCCTTCCGGCCGCGGTAGCCGGCAAACGGATGGTGATCGGCCTCTTCATCGAGCCAGAATGAAACCCAGAATCCCTGGCCCAGCGGCTGGCCGCCGGACATCAGCATCACCTCGCCCGTGAACATCGGCTCATCCTTTCCGATCACCGTCATGACCATGTGAAACCTGGTGCCAACCCGACCGCCGCGGCGTCGAGTAAAATTCACGAACGGGTGCATCAGCATCGGCCTGTCTGGCTCTTCCATCAGCCTGAACTTCACCGTCCGGCCGGAGATGAGATCCCATTTTGCATCCAACAGTTCGAAGCCGCCTTTGTAGGCGATGATCGGCAGATGCTTCTCGCGCTCGGCCTTGGTCGAGACCACGACCAGCTGTTTGTCTTCAGATCCCATTCAGTCGTTTCCATTCTGCGTATGGCATGTTGCCGATCGGCCGGTTGTCCTCGATCTGCTTCGCCTGGTTCAGCCACGGCCGTCCTTCAGATGTGTGCATGCAGGCCTCGGCGAACTGACCGAGATTGCATGGATACGCCAGCGCCTCTGCCGCCAGGTTCGTTAGTCCGTTCTGGATCTGCTCGTCACTGAGTCGCTCAATAGCCTGCTTCCAGAGCATCGATGGCGTTGAGCCATGCTCGCGGTACAGCGCCTTGCCGTAGAGTTCTGCCAGCTGGACCCAGACCAACATCGCCCTAGTCGAGTCCGGCCTTCTCTCGGTTCCTGGCGTGGATGTCGTCGAAGCTCTCCGTGCTACTTCGTTGCGATTTTTCACCAGCGGTTTCCTTTTGGATCGGATCGTCCCATCGATCCTGGTTGATGAACGTCAGCGGGTTTGGCACGAAGCCCCTCAGCCACTGGCTGTCGCCTGCGATGCGATCCTTGACGTTCTTGATGATCTGGTCAGCCAGGCGGTCCAACTGCCTCGCTTTCCATTTTACCTCACAAGGTTTGCGGCCAATCTTCTTCGGGTAGGTCTCCCAGAATTCCTCGAATCGACCTGTTGTTGGTTTAGTCTTTATTGTGGATGTGGATGTGGATTGTTGCTGTTTCGTTGCCGTCTCGTTGCCCTCCCGTTCGAACGGGAAAGGAACGCTCGTTCGATGTGCTTGTTTCTTAGAGGTTTTTCCGGAGGTTTTTCGGCGTGATTTTCCTGAGTTTATGCCTGCCTGGCGACGTTGTTCGGTGATTTGCATCGCTTTGCTTCGCTCAATTTCGAGTCGCTTATTTCGATATGCAGGGCCGGCGTCTCCATCATTGAATGACTCGAAGCATGTGCCGACCTCGTTGCTCCAGCACTCCGTGAACTGGTCGTGACTGCAGCCAGAAATTCTGACCATCATCGGCTCACTGCCCGGAATCTTTCCGTTGTTCCACTGGTAGATCAGCAAGCGAATGTAGATGCCGATCGACTCGACCGACATGTGCCGGGTATCGCCGTCGAAATCGGAAACGTAGAATGGAAAGAACGGAAATTGATTCGCCACTGGTCGCCCAATTTTATTGTTCTGTTACCCTCAGAAAGCCAATCTATCTGATACCCGGCACGAGATCAATTATGCCTTGTACTGTGCAGTTCTGTGCTGTACCTTGGATGTGAGGGTAACAAGAATAAGGAGCGACAATGGCCCAGCAGAATTCGATGGTGGTGGTCGAGCAAGCCATCGCCAACATCCAACCAGCATTCGAAAAGATCGCCCGGCCGGCAGGTAACCTGGTCCGGTACCAGGAAGAGGCCGGCTTCGCCCTTCAGATCATGCGACGTAGCCCCTACCTGCAGCGTTGCATTCCCCAGACCATCGAGGACGCCGTCATCAATGTCGCGGCCATCGGCCTCTCGTTAAACCCTGTGCTGCAGCATGGCTTCCTTATCCCCCGAAGGGCAGGCAACCATGTCATCTGCTGCTTTGATCCTGGTTACCGAGGGCTGATCAAGCTCGCGACAGACGGCGGCCTCGTTCTTTCCATCCAGGCGGTGGCCGTCTACGAGGAAGAAGTCAGAAGCGGTAATTTCAAACTCACTCGAGGCACCAGCCCGAGCGTCCTGCACAATACGGATCCGCTGATGAAGCTCTCGGACATGGGAGACATCGTCGGCGCTTACTGCATCGCTCACATCAGGCACTCCCCGGTCCCGCACACCACGTGGATGCCGATAGACGAGATCATGCGGGTGGCCGAGAAGTCCGAGGCCTTCAATCCTCGAGACCAGAAGAAGAAACCGAGCGGCCCGTGGACCACTGACTTCCAGGAAATGTGCGTCAAGACTGCCATCAAGCGCGGCCGTAAGCAGTGGCCCGGTGGCAACGAACGCCTCGACCGTGCGATCAATTTGTCGAACGTGGCCGAGAGCTACATCGAACCGGATCCGCCGGACGAGGCGGCGCTCGTCGGCGAGGCGGTCGAGCTTGTCGACAAAGACCAGGCCAACAAGCTGCGCGTGCTGTGCAAGCGAGCACACATGCGAGTCGGTAGGGTCTACGAAAAATTCGAATGCCGGGTGATGGAAGAGCTTCCGATTGCCAAGTTCAAAGAGTGCCATGACCTGCTGCTGCAGGCGGTGGCGCACTACGATCTAAAGACGGCCAAGTCTGGCGAGCACGTGTTCGCCAGCGACTACGGCCTCACCATTACAGAACTCACCGACATCGCGGCCACGTACGAATCAAATGCCGCCCTAATAGGCCAACGAGATGGCTGAGTACATGCACCTGGTGGGCGCCGAAGACGTCGTCCGCGCTGCCAGCAGAATGTCATCGGCCGCCGACGAGATGCTGCGCGCCGCCAACATGATCAGCGAGGCCGTCGACAGATTCAATCGCACTGCCGAAGACCACCTCTTGAGACTTGAGCGCCTGGTAGAGGAGAAGCCCGGTGGGTGAAATAGCAGAGATGATGTTGGACGGTACGATGTGCGAGGGCTGCGGTGAGTTCATGAACATTGGCGGCGAGCCTGCCGGCTACCCGGTTCGCTGCGCTGCTTGCGGTGAGGAGCCGGACGCCACCGAGCCAGTGAACTACATACCGAAGCGCAGGCGAGTCAAGTGCGAATGCGGCAAGGGATTCAGAACCGCGGCTGCTCGAGACCAACACAGGAGAGACAAGCATGGCTAAAAAATTCGGAGAGCTTGAAGACAAGCAGCGGACAGTCGACTGGTTCGCCGATCGCATCGGCCACGCCACCGGATCTGACAAGATCTCCAGGTACATGTCGAACCTCGGCAACCCGCACGAATTGAATCGCCTGCTCGACGAGCTTGCCGATGAACTGACCTGGTCGTCACAGCAGATCAAGGACCAGTTCGAACTCGAGCAGTCCCAGGCCAACGAGTACATGCGCTGGGGATCCGCTCACGAACTGGAGGCCGCCACGACCTACCAGGTGGTGATGAACGCCGACCTCATCTACTCGCCAGGATTCAAAGAGCACCCAGAATTTCCATGCTTCGGCCTGTCGCTCGACTTCATCGACACCACCAACAACTGGGTTGGCGAGATCAAGTGCCCAGGCAAAGAGGGCAACCACGCCAAGACCGTCCGCTACGGCATGGGCAAGTGGCATGTCGATCAGACCCAGCTGGGACTCGAGTGCTCGCCCGAACAGGACCTGCTTATCTTTGTGAGCTACGATCCCAGACATCCAATCGAGAAAGAGCGGCTGCATACATTGATACAGCGGCGCAATGACGACTGGATCGCACGCTTCAGATCGAAAGCGGGGGCATTCAATGAGCATCTCAAAGCAGGGACCAGGTTCCAGCACGCGGTCGTCCAAAACGCAGAGGGAGTCCCTCAGCTATTTTAAGAATCTCAGGCCGATGACCATCGCCCAGGAAGGCATGTTCCACGCGAACAGAATCGACACGGAAGCTCTGAACACAGCGGCCTATACCAACTGGCAATACCGAATGAGGAATTACAAATATGAGCCAAGAATTGATTGTGTCGACAGCCTCCCTGGCGGTGACTCTGACTCAGGGTCTGGAGAAAGCGAATGACCTGCTCGCGCAAGGAAAGCGAGCGGAGATAGCAGAGCGAAAAGATTACGAGAACGGTACCGACTTTCGAAAGGTCGTGTCCGGAATCAGGAAGCGACTCGAGGATCAGCGCAAGGGGCTTGTGGATCCGTACGGCAAACGGGTGCGCTCTATCAATGCCGAATTCAAAAAGGTACGCGACGTCCTCGACCAGGCCGACGACCAGGTCAAAGGAAAGATGACGGTCTGGCACAACGTCGAAGAGAAAAGGCAGCGAGATCTGCAAGAAAAACAACGACAGGAACAGGAGGAAACGGATCTCGCTGCCGCCCAGGAAGCCGAAGAAGCCGGCGACCTCGCGACCTCGGAGGCAATCCTTAACATGGCGAGCGAGGTGCCGGAGCCTGAGGCCAAGCCGTCGATCGGCCGAGGCTCACTCACGGGGGCCGCCAGTGTCGCGACCAAGGTCTGGACTGGTGAGGTCCATAGCGTATCGAACGCATGCCTCGCGATCGCTAAGGGCGCGCTGCCGGCAGACCTGGTCACTTTCTCGCAGTCGAAACTCAACGCGCTGGCCAGGGAATGGCACGAGAAGCAGCCAGACGCCGAGGAGATCGCGCAGCACGGCATCACCGTCAAGGGCGAGACCAGGTTGTCTGTCCGGTGAAGGGTTCGCTCAAGGTCCTGAAGATACCGGTGCCGAACTCCAATCACTTCGCGATCCGGGTGAAGGGTCACCTGGTCGAGTGCCTCGAGTTCCAGGCGCAGATATTTCAGAGCAGCCAGATCGTCGTGACCAAGGGGCAGCCACAGTCGAAAGTTGTGGTGTTCGTGTGGTGCATGATCATCGAGGATGACCAGGAAGAGACGCACGAGTTTGTCATGGTGAAGACCGGCGAGGATTTCCCGATGATGGACGGCGACATTCGGTACGTCGCGAGCACGCTGATACCGCTGCCGGATGGCAATCAGATCGAGATGCACCTGTTCCACGCCGGCATCAACGAAGAGATGGCGAAAATAGACATTCCGTTTCCGGAGGAGGAGACCGCAGACCCGTGAACAAAGTAATCATTATGGGCAACCTGGGCCAGGATCCTGACACGCGATACATGCCGAGCGGAACAGCCCTCACCCAGATCAGCGTTGCCACGAACCGCAGCTGGAAAGACAAGCAGAGCGGTGAGCAAAAAGACGAGACGTCCTGGCATCGCTGCGTGGCCTACGGGAAAACCGCAGAGACCATCGCTGAGCATTTCACCAAGGGCCGCAAGATCCTGATCGAGGGCCGGCTGAAGTATGGCAGCTACGAAAAGGATGGCATCACCAGGTACACGACAGACATCGTGATCGACCGCTTCGAGTTCGTTGAGAAGAAGGGCGGCGATCGGGATCCGCACGCTGCTGATCGAGACCAGGACGGCATGCCGCCACGGTCACGCACGGACGCAGATGACAGCGAGCCACCGAGGAGTGACGGCGATCCTGGCCCGAGCGATGAAGACTTCGACGATGACATACCATTTTAATGTACGCCATGAATGAACAGGACGATATGTTCGGCATGCCGACATTCGGGACGGATCCGAAAAAGCTGGCCCGCCGGGATGATCCGCACACTTCAAAAGCTGCCGCGCATGCGACTAACACCGGGCGCTGGGAGCGCCGCGTTCTGAACATCATCAAGGAATTCGGTTCGCGGGGCTGCATCCAGAGCGAGGTGCTGGCGCGGGTCCGTGAACTCTATGGCAACGACGTTGACTATTCGACGGTGACAGCCCGGTTCAAAGCGCTCGAAGAAAAGGGCTTGATGGAGTACACCGGAGAAACGCGCAAGGGTGCCAGCAGCAGGCACTCGCGTGTGCGCCGAGCCACTAATCGATCTGTCAATGACTGATCCAACGGGAGAAAAACAATGTCCACACCAATGAAACCTAACCAAGGCCTGCTCATGAAGCTCGGCTCGATCATCGTCCATCTCGAAGAGTACATCGAGACCGACATCCACACCGACCTCAAAGCTGCAGAGGCGCTGCTCGCAGATCCGGAAGTCGTGACCTGGATCAAAGAGATGCACGGCAAGGGCTTGCTGCCACAGAAGCGGAGCCAGCGTGGCTGACCCAGATTACGATGCAGACGAGGTCGGCAAACCTCTTGAGTTCGAGCGAGAGAAGCCGCTGGATCCGCTGCTGGTGTCGGTGCTCGTTACGCTGTCGAAACCTGGGACCATGCTCTTCACCATCAAGCCAGGTGGACCCGGTGCGCTCATGACTAAGAACTGCTACTGCCAGAAAATCCCGGCGCCATGGATGAAGCAGCTGGTTCGCCGAGCGCTCATCGATATCCCGGTCGGCCAAGGCAACCAGGTCGCGTGCATGAACTGGATCCAGTACACGCTGACCTACGAAGGCCAGCAGATCCTGAACCAGAGACGCTGATGGTCGAACCAATGAAGTTGATGTTGCGCCCCACCCCTAAGCGCGAAGAGGGAGAGAGGGGCGGTCCCTGGATTGCTGAAGCCGAAGGCGGCGGCATGGGATCCCAGATCCATTCAAAAGAAAATACATATCTGGCGCTCCACATCAGCAACAAGTGGCGATCCTATTCGCTGCGGATCCCGCCATCGCGAGTGCCGGCGCTGATCGTTGAATGCGAAGAGTTTCTCAAACACCTGAAGGAACAGTGATGGGATACATAGTCGACGAGCTATTCGCTTTTATCACCGAGGGTGACACCGGAGACGAGGGCGTGATCGCTGTGGAACTGGTCGACAGTAACTCGGTGATGCCGCTGGTGGCGGCCGACCTGGAGCGGATACACCAGATGATTCCGTTTGCTGAAGCGATCCAAGCGCAGACCGGGCACATCTACAAGCTGAAGCATTTCAGGCTAATCGGAGAGGTCAGCGATGAATACCTTGCACAGTTTGCAGAGCCACCCGAGCCTGCCGACGATGATCCAGGGCCAGAGAGTGATGACAAACGACCACCTGACGATAGCCGGAAAGGCAACGGAAGTGG